GTTTCGTTGAATGTTTCGTCTAAACTGAATTGTACCGGAAAATTCAACGCGGAGAGGAAACGATTGACCACCTTGTTGATGACAGGCAGATATTGACGGATGATACTAGTCTTGATCCCTCCATCTTTCAACATGATAGCGGCCACATCCTGAAGCTGTTTGGTTTCCGCCAAATGCTTCCGCATGACTTCCAACTCTTCTTCGCGCCGGTGCAACTCTTCCAGTTTTCCTTCTTCCTTGGCGATCAGCGTGCTGTCCGTCTTCTGTATGTCAAGACTCAGCCGCCGCGATTCAGTGTTGAGTGTGTTGGACTCAGCCCGGCGCGCCGCGATCTCCTGACGGATCGATTGAATCTGCGACCGGCACTGAGAAATTTCTTCCCGGCGATGTAGAAAGGTCGATTCTTTCTCTGTCAGTGCAGTATGACCGTCCTTCAGTTTCGCCAAGAAGGTCTTCTTGTCTGCAATCGTCTTGTCCCGGAAATCCGTCTGGATCGGCTGTGTACAGGTCGGACATGTGTCGTTGTCTTGGAAAAACCGAATCTCCGTCGTCAACTCTTGAGCCTTGGACTTGATTTTCGTCTTTCTTTCGCTGTAGTCAGACAGCTTCTCATTGACAGCGGGTTCGTCGGCAATCCGGGCCAACACGCCTTCAACTTCTTCGGTTTTGACTTGTATGTCATCTGTGATCGCTTGGATTTGCGTTTCAATCTCCGCGATGCGATCCAGCTTCCGTTGCCGTTCCTGATCGGCCTGTTGTTTCATGGAATTGATGGAGTCTTCCACCAACCGAATCGCTTCATTGGTACTGAGAACTTGCTGTTCTACCAAGGCGATTTCTTGCTTGATCTTCGACACCCGGCCCTTCAGAACTTCATTCATTTCTGACAGGACTTGAATCTCAAGGATATCTTCGACCAGCGCCCGGCGGTCAGCCGCGCTCAGTTGCATAAACGGCACGAAACTAGCGGAACCGAGAATGACCAACTGAGTGAAGGATTTCATCGACAGCTTCAGGATGTGAGTTTCGAGATATTCTTGCTGGTCCTTCACCGCCGCATTCTCTTCGAGCAATTGCCCGTTCTTGAGAATGTTCAAGAAGTTCGGCTTGATGCCGCGCCGGATCTTGTAGTGATCTCCGCGCGTATGGAATTCGATCTCCACCAGACAATCGCGTTGATTGATGGAATTGATAAGCTGTTCTTTTTTGATCTTGCGATACGGCTTACCAAACAACCCGAAGCACAATGCATCCAGCATGGTTGACTTGCCGCTTCCGTTGTCGCCTAAGATGAGAGTCGTTGGCGACGTGTTGATCTGAATGACCGTTTCATTGTTGCCGGTGCTCAGAAAGTTTTTGTATCGAATGGATTGGAATTCAAGCATTATCTTTCCCTGACGATGCCCCGGACAACTTGATCGCCCTCAACATCAAAATCAACAATCTTTCCGTTCGCGACCACACCATCAATTCGTGTATCCCGGAACAGATACACGTAACCTTCTTTCGTTCGAAGATAGCCGATGCCATCATCGACCCAATAACGAAACACCAGACCTTCAAATTGCATCAGTCTTTTCCACTGGTCGCCACGGCTTCTGTGTAGAGTTCTAACATCAGTCGCTTCAGTGCCGGTTTGTTCACATCCTGTGTAGTGATCGCATCCACGTATGCATTCAACACAGTTGGAGTGTCGTCGATGATGAGCGTTTCATCTTTCCCTTCGAGCACCTTATCGATGTCAAGGGTTTCATCTTCGACCAGCGACACATCATGTGGTTGGGTTGCCCACACCGCGTCCATGAATTGATCGAAGGCATACGGATCTTTCTTCCGCATGACAATGATCTTGATGAACTTGCCTTTCCAGTCCGCCGATGGTTCGATGTCCGGCCCCGGAGCGGAACGTCCCGGCACATCCGCAGAATCATCATAGCGGACTTTGTAGAACATCTGATCCGGGTTCCTGACAAACTCAAGCTCGAACGTTTCCGTGTCAAGGATGTGGAAACCACGCGGATCATCATAGTCCGACCAGATCATTTCGTATGGCGCGCCTACATAGCGGATGCCGCCCTTCTGTGATTGGTGGTGAAAGTGACCTGTCAACACCATGTCGAAACGATTGAAGACCTTCGGGTCCAGTCCGTGTTCGCATACGCTGTTGCGATACATGTTGAATCCGGTGAGTTCCAAATGACCGAACACCGGTTTCGAACCGCGCGCGCCCTTCGCAATTTTCATCGCGGCTTCGTAATTTTCTCCGTTGATCCACGGCATGACAACACAGTCCATACCGAAGATATCGGTTTCACATGGCTGTTCGTATACGTCGATGTCATGTAGGTACGGAAGCGGTAGCCCACCTTCAACCAATTTGCCTTCGTTGGGATCATTGGTCGGATTCTTCAGATACTCACCCAAGAGCAAAGAGACAGCATTCAGCCGGTTTGTGGATCGGTAGTAAACGTCGTGATTGCCCAAGATGACTTTCATCTGCATCCCACGCGCGCGCATGGGATCGAAAAACACCTGACGGGTCTTCTCTAAGGTCTGGAAGTTGACGTACTTGCGACGGTCGAACACATCACCCAAGTGCAAAATATGCTTGATCCCGCGCCGATCAATTGTCGGAAAAAACGTCTTGGTGTAGAAACTATCGAACGTGTCATAGAACGCCGCCATGTCGTTGCGGACGCCGAAATGCGTGTCCGCCAGCAATGCAATCTTCATTCAAACCTCGATAATTGGGCCTTTCCCTTCACATGTTGTCGGTAAAGTGCGATCATTCGGTCACAGATGACAGGGCCAAGCGAAACGAGTATGGTGAAGGCAATCACCACCGCACTGTGAAGGTATCGCGGGTCCGACATCTTTCTCTATTGTCGTATCGAGAAACGCCCGCAAAAATGGAAAGTGGCCGCGCTTTGAAAACGCGGCCACACATGTTGAAGAGAATTAGAGGACGGTGTAATTGGTCCGTCCGACACGGAACACAACATCAAATTCCATATTGCCAGTCGTTCCGATCAAGGCCGAATTGCCAAGGCTAACACTACACACCTGTGTGATCTCCATGCCTTCCATAGACACACACAGTACGTCTTTTTCCGATTGATTCTGAATGTACAACTTCGCGGTCGCCAGATCACCGGATGATGTTTGGAGCCATGAGACGAACTTGACGAAATTCAAATCCGTCGTCTCTACGAAAGTCACAGTCATCGAATCACAGATCATCGTGTTCGACTTACCACGTTCACCGCCGGGCAGATTAACTTGTCGGACACTTTGACTGATACCAGCCAATTCCTTCACACCGGGAATGCTGGTGAACTCCAAACGGAATTTGTCAAGAGGGATGTATTCGTTTTTGGCGGCGGTTGCCGCCCCTGATTTCTTACTCATACATCCATTTAGGCGTCCAGAATTCGTCCCTGTTGCCAATTACCCGGCAACCGATCCAGAATCAGCCAGCCGGTCATTTCGATGCTCAACCCGGCCAGTTCCACCGTCGCATATGGTTCTTTGATCGACTCTTCAATCACATTGAGATAAGGCGCGTGTGTTTCGCTCAATTCCGGCAATCCTTGCAGAAGGCACCATTCGACCCACCCGTTGCACAAATCGACTAGCCGGTCCCAACTAGATTCAATTGTCGTGTCGTGCGCGTCCAGATCGTAGTGCGGACAAAATGCTACCCACCGGTGATCCCGAAGATCGTACCCTATCATCGTCGAAACAGTTTCAACGGCCATACACACTCTATGTATGTTTTGAGCAAAAGAAAAAGGCGGGATGGAGCGCACATCCCGCCTTTTCCTACCGCACCAAAATTGTTCTTACTGTGAACCGGCCCCGACTACTTGTTCGGTTGGTTCTTCCACGAAGAAACTTTCCAGACCCAACTTCTTCTGTTGCCGGTCCTTCTTCCGTTTCTTGGCGGACTCGAACTTTTCAATCACGTCGGTGACATTCTCTTGAAGGAAATCGACGTAGGTGTTGGTGTATTCCGTTTCGTCGCCTTCTTGCACCGAATACCCCGGCATACCGTGGCTAATCAACATCGCCTTGGTATAGCTGTTCCGCCGTTCCCGCTGAATCCGGCGCACAAACGCATTGTGAAGGATCTGTGTCACATAGGCAAAAGCGTTGGTGCTCCGCGTCGGGTTGAAATTGTGCAGATACCGCAAACACGATTCCATCGCATCGCCGATCATGTCATCTTTGAAAGTGTAGTTGACGAAGTTGGCTTTTTGAGCCAAACGGTTTGCCATCAACAAGATACACTCACCAATATAGTCGGGGAGCGGAGGGAGGTTTTGCTTATTGCGTTGTGCCGCCTTCCGGTCCTTCAGCCATTCGACTAGGGCATCGTACAGCTTCTTGTTGTCCACGTACTGATTTTTCTTGCGCTCCATTGACTTATATGTCCATCCCTGTTATGCTTGAAGCATATGTTATCCTTTCTGCGATTCACTTTGAAGATCGCGATAGCTTTGTTCGCCGGATGGATCTTGATGTCCGTCGTTGGCATTGCATGGTTCATCTTGGTGATGAACCTTATCAAAGCTCATTTCGGGTACTAGACACACCGACCTAACTTCCATTATCAGCGCGCGATGTCGCACTGAAAAACTCGTTTCACCAAGAGAATTCGCCGCACCCTTCCAAATGCGACGACAATCCCCGTATTTATACTTACGACAGGTCGATCCGGTAAATCTTGTACCGGAACTGTTCCGCCGCATAGAACGCCAAGCGTTCGGCGAAATGCATTAAGGCGAAATTTTTCTTAGACTTAACGCTCAAATCATCCACGATGTCGAAGACCGTCACCGTGGATTTCCGATCACTTTTCCGAAGGCCGCGACCGATGCTTTGTAGGGTACGGATCTTCGATTTCGTCCCGGCGGCGAATACCAGATTGTCCAGATTGCGGATATTGACACCGGTCGAAAAGACGCCGTAGCTGGCAATGATGATGGCGTTCTCTTCCTGTTCCGTGATCTGACGCACCTGTTCCCGGTCATCGGCTTCCGTCTCACCGGAGACATAGAAGACCTTTCGGCCCGGTTCCACCCGCTCCATGATCGACTCATACAGCGGCTTCCCCTGCTTATCGACAAGAGCGAAAAGAACCAGCGTGTTTCCTTTCAGGCTCAACACCAGATTGCGCACAAAGTTCCGGCGGGTCGTGTGTGCGGAAATGTAGTCCCGCTCCGCATGGAAGTCGGCACCCCGGACCATTTGACAATCTTCATCGGAGTAACGGAGCACCAGCGCTTTGATTGTCAGATCCGCGACCGTACCAGCATCCATGAGTTCGCGGGTCGTGGTGACGTTGTAGACCTGACCGAACAGACCTTCCAACACCATTTCATTGACCATCGATCCCTTCAATGTGCCGGTCGTGGCGAAACGATACTCCGCGTTCACCAGCGACGACATAATCTTGCTGAGCGATTTGGAGTCAAACTGATGGGCTTCGTCACCGACAACCCCGTGGAATTGTAAAAACCACTCATCGTTCATCCGATAAATGGACTGCCACGTCGTCACAGTGATTGGAAGATCGGTGTTTCGTTCCGCCCCGGAGTGGACGCGATGGACATTCTCTTCGACATTCCAATTCGGGTCCGCCGCGCTGTAATCGGCGAAGTCGGAGTACATCTGTTCGACCAGCGATGTCGTGGGAACAATGACAAGAATTTTCCCCGTGTCTCCCATCTTGTACTCTTGCAGATACCGCAACAGAAGATAGATGATGAGCGACTTGCCGGACGCCGTGGGAGAAACGAGAATGGCCCGGCGGCGCTGAACCCCGTGAACAAATGCACGCTCTTGGTAGTCGCGCACATCCAGCGGTTTACCCTGTACAGACAGGTTTAGTGACTCGAAGAACTTACGGGCTTCCCACAGGGAGAAAGGGTTTTCTGAATCGAAGTTGTCTTCGTACTGGACTTCATAGTTGTTCTCTTCGCAGTACTGACGAATGAAACGGTGAAGACCAAGATAGGCCGCGCCGTTGCGATAGTCCAACAGCTTGATGCGCCCATCCCAATTGTTGTACATCTTGCGCCCGCGCTTCTCCATCATGCGGCGCATGTGATGTGCGTTCGGGACTTCGAAGGTTAGAACTTCGCTGATCTCTCGAACGATTCCGGGATCGGCGTCAACCTGAAGATAGGATTCGTTGACTTTGCGAATGACGACCACGCATGTGTTTATACGCGGCCATTTTGAGCACTAGACGCGGGATCTAGTGCGTGGTTACGGTCTGAATGCGATCCTCATACTGACAATTCTTACCGCATGATTGCATCGACATGGCTTGCGCGGTGCCTTCGATACACTTGACAAAATAGTGGTTCTTACCGGCGTCGCGAAAACGATATATGGTACATCCATCCGCTTTACCGACAACATCGATCTGCAACTCCGGGTTGTTGGTAGAGAGGGTTTGCATGGGAGTCGTGGCGCACCCGGCAAGGATAAGAAGAGGAATCAGAAACAGTTTCTTCATAGCTGTACCTTTCTATAGTAACTCGAACCTGAATATGTTCCGTATCGAGTTTTGAACGCCACCGGCGGTTTTGTCGTAGGAATGGGCGAAACCATTTGCAGCGGAATGTATGGCGCATAGAAGAAACCGGCTTCAAATGGAGTTGTTCCTTTGTAGCCAACCATCAATGCACTGGCAACCGTCTTCGGTGCCTTGTACATCTTCCACGCTTGAACGGCCAGCGACGGAGCCGTCACCAGCATCAACAAAAAGGCCCACATGTCCCGGCGGGTCATCTTGTCGAAATTGAACCGGTATACCGGGTCTTGGTAGACTTTCATTCGATCACCGCCACGCCATCTTCAAAGCGAACGGACTTCGCTTTCCCGGCCATGACAAACCGGGGTTGAGTCTTGCGTATGCGCCCGCGCACGGGCACGCGACAGTCAATGTTATCGATCACATGACAAGTGTCTTTGTAGTGCAGACTGACTTGCACTTTCCCGGCGCGCTGTGTGGCTGGTTTGTTGAAGTGGAAATAGAATGCACTCATGAAAACACCTTCGCTACCAATAATCCCATGCAAAAAGAGAAGAACATCAATCCCCAACACTGTAAGCCCGTCACTGATTTGAACAATCCACCCATGCTCACCTTCCAAACTCGAACTTGCGGGTTTCGTTGATGGTATCGATCTGGTTCCGGCGGAAGGCAATACCCTTGAGACATTGTTCGAGATAGTCCAAAAGAACTTCTTGATCTTCCAGCTTGTCTTTCATGTCCTGATACAGATCGTCGGATTCCATGTACATTTCGACCACGTTGACCGGCGTATGGCTACGCTTCTTCGTGCCGGTCTTCATGGATGTATCGAGAATCAAATCCGGCGGGCGCTCATTCGGAAAATCATCAGGGTCGCCGGTGCCGCGATAGAAGTTGAACCGCTTCGTGTACATCTTGGCGACTTCCCGCTTCATCCGGCGGAATTGCCTCTTCTCTTCTTCGTAGAACTTCATCCACCGACCGTGGAGATAGGCGATGGACGCGGCTTCTTCGACAAGCCGCGTCACATCAATCCGAAGCTCTTTGTCTGCCAGAGCCGCGTAGTCTTCCAGTACCATGTTCGTGTTTAGGATGTCAGTTTGACACTCGAAGCGATCCGCCGGGCCACACGCTGAGCGATCTTGGTATAGATTTGACCAAACTGTTCATACATGAACTCAAACGCCGCCCGGAGCGGATCATCCAGTAATGTCCAGATCCCGGAGAAGGGCCAGTATAAGGTCCAGCCGAAGAAACGATCCTTGTTGTTCCCCGGATCAATTTCCGATGGCAGTTGGACCGTAGAATCTGAATCCGCTGACCGAATCATTTCCAGATTTCGCTTATGACCGGAATAGTCGCTCTTCGACCAACGCTTGACAGTCCGATCCACGTACCGCCACCACTTGAATAAAGACCAACCGGCACCGATCAGCAAATAGCCGATGGTCCAGTAGACCAGCAAAAGAGGGTTTGCACGGATTTCGTCCCACAGCGGGTACTTGGTAACGAACACCAATCCGCTGATCGTGACGATCATCAGGGTCGTCGCCCAAAATGGCCGGTTGTACTCTACCAAGGCCATAATGATGAGACAGAAAATGACGGTGCCGATTGCAACCGTCCAAAACGCAAGGCCCGTTAGAGCCAGCATTGTTTCGAGCATGAGTTGTCCTTTCGTGAGTGAATCACTTAGGACTTATGATGACACGTCGCCGATATCCAAAAATTCATAATACGCATACTTGAATGTGACAGAAACCGGCTGTACAACCACGTCCTGATCCTTCGAATTGAACTGGATCGATCCAAGCGAAGACGGCCACGCCTGACGGAACATGACGTAGTGTTGTGGATTGTAGTTGCTGTTGAGGATCACCAGTAGAATATCGGAGTACCGGTTATGCATTCCTTGCACAAGATCGGCATGTTGTTCGAACCGTTGCGGAAAGGTCAATCCATACAACCACTGTTGGATTTCCCTGTAATTCTTCATGTCCTCATCGATAGCGAAACTCACCGTCAAATCTTCAAACACCAGCTTGTCGCCGTGATGCGGGATGTCCACAAACGGCGTTGGTTGAATCGGCGCACCAGTGGAAATTCCCGGAAGGTTGAC